ATCCCCGGTCATAAGCGCACGGCCAACCATTTTGACCACATTGCCGGGCACCCTTTCGTTCGCCAGTGTAAGCGCATGCCGGGCGAGTTCTCTCAGCGTCCAGCCGCGTAAATCCACCGCCCCGGGGGCCGGTTTTTCGGGTTTGAAATTGAATTCGCCGGTCGTTCGCAGAAGCAACGAATCTTCAGCCGCTGCCTTGAATTTGTCCCGCTCATCCCTTTCGATCATAGGTTTTCTGAAACCGTGGCCGCCTTCGAATTTCTTCTCCAGCTTCGCCATTACCTCTTGGCGAGCTTGATCAACGGTCTTGTCTGATGCAATAAAGGCATCTGCATCGGAATCAGGAATATCGAACCGACGACACATAGCCCGGATCTCGGTTGATCTTTCCCGCTCGGCTCTGATTGCGTCCTGCGCGACTTTTTTGGCTTCGGCACTTTCGATTGTCTGGTTTCCTGTTCCATTGCTTCTGCCTCCGTCGCCTGGGGACGCTTCGAAATCCTCGAGGCCCTCTAAAAATTCCTGGGCCTGTTCGTCCGTGGCCTCTTCGGCCATGCCTCGTCTCACAAGCCATGCCCGTAATTGTTTGCTTATTTTCATAATATCACCATCCCTTGTTTCTGTTGATAAATTGCTGTCTATTTCAGACCGCGCTTTCGCTAATTCATCAGCCCCGATAGGTACGCTGGATAACTCTTTCGCTCTCCACCGGGTAACCACCATCACCGGCCCTTCAAAGCTGCGCCCCTTGATTGTTGCCTTTTCCTTTTCGGGCACCCATTGACGGGCAAACGGACGATAGCCGATTGAAAAATCCGTCAAATGACCTTCCCTTAATTTCGTGAAAGGCCCCTCGGCTTCCGGTACAGAAGAAAAAAACACCCGCCCCATAAGCTGGCCATTCTCGGTTTTCATTTCCCGAAATGACCCCAATACGCTGGCAAGGCTCCATCGACTATGGGTATCCAGAAGCGGAACCTGTCGGCTTTTGGGAATCTCAAGCCCATTCATCAAAAGTACTTCATTGATAATGCCGCGCTCCCAATCGAAAACTTCAACCGGTTCTTCCGTTGCGCCTATGACTTCAACGCTCCTGTCTTCTTCATTAAGGGTTTTCGGCTTTCCGCCTTCAACCCGAATTGACATTGATCTGTAATTATATTTTTTCTTCATGGCTTCCCCTTTTCCCTATTTGATTGCCCTGATCGACTTCTGTCCCTCTACGGCTTTCGGATTGTTCGCCAATGCCGTGCTTGTTTTCCCGAACATGATATCGATGATATCGCCCAAGCCCTCATCCTCGGCCATTTGAATAAATGCCGCCGTTTCTTTCAAAATCGCTTCCGGATCACGGCCACGCGCTTTGATAACTTCCTGGGGCGACCGGGTAAGGTTTTTAATCTCATCGATCCGTGATTTTGTTTCGCGCAATGGGTCAACAGCCTCCATTCCGGGGGGCTGCCACTCGGTTTGGATATATCGCGCGGGGTTTGTGAAATATCCGGGCAGGCTTATCTTTCCGCCTATCACGGAATAATCATAGAACGGGCGGACAGTGGGCATTGCAAAGTGCCTGACTTGACGGATCACGCCGGGCCGTAACTGCTGGCTGAAATCATTCCTTGAAAGCCGACCGGTAGAATAACTGAACCCCTTATATTCACCCGAAAGAAGTTCAAAAGGGCAATTGGTGGCAACCGCCACCATCGTCAGAATAAACCTTGTAAACGGATCGAATGTGTCGGATACCGTGTTCGATTTCGCAAAATTAACCTCTTCGCCCGGCATTAAATATTCGACAATCGCGTTTTCAATTTCATCTATCTTTTTACCGGTTTCAGAATCGGTTTCAACATTCGTTTGCCTGTCAAGGGGATTCGGCGTGGACACAAAAGCTAGATATTTCGATGCCATTTTCGCCGTGTCGATCGTCGCATCGATATATTCCCCCAGGTCATGGGCGATAAGAATGGCCGACGCGAATGGTGATATGCCGCGCAGCTGCCCCGGCCTCAGCGTTTCGAACCTGTGAATAACATCTTCTGACTTGATCCTTTTGGCATTGCCCCAGGAATCGGGATCTGTGAAATGATATGCGACCACTTCCCCGGTCGATTTTTTATATTCAAGCCCCTGGTCGAATTCTCTGTTCTTCGGGATCTTGGTTTTTGGGGCCGGATTGTCTGACAGCCAATCGGTTTCGAAAATTTGAAGGGCATAAGGAAGGTAGCGTTTAGGATCTTTCGAATAGACTTGAACGGCCAGGAATTCACCGGATTCGATGTCCTGCCTTTTGGTGAGACCCATCATTTCATAATAATGAAGCTTTCCTGAAATGTCCGCTTCGTCGGCCCAAAAATTAAAAGCATCCTCGACTTGTTGATTCTTTTTCTTGTTTAATTTCCCGTCTGGGCTTTTTAGGCGGCTCTGAAACATGATCCCCGGCCCGACCGTGTAATCGCACAATATCTGACACGCCCTTTTGAAATATGGGAAATCCCGAACCAACTGGCGAACTCGCGCCCGGACCGCTGAGTTCGAACTCCGAATAACATCATTGACACCGGAGTTTAAAGTTGTCCATGCGCCGGTCATGCGGTCGGTTTTGGCCGCCGCGTATTTCGAAGATCTAGTATGTTTCAGGCGTTTGCGGTAGAATTGACGTTTTAGGGCTGACTTTGGGGAGAAAACACCGACAAATCTGTCGACGGCATTTCCTATGGTTTCCAGGCCCTTCATGAGGATGCCCTTCCGCCGTTTTTCGCATAAACACGCAAAGACACAGCACCGCTGTCAATCCCGGCCTGTGTCTTCGCATGATTAAGGAGATTAAGAAAATCATCGTGGGTTCGATACCTTAAAACCTTATCGCCCACGGTCACACTGCCGACCTTGCTGTTGCCTGCAGCAAGATCGTCTAACATCGATGCATAAGCCTCCGTCCAGGTCGAAAAGTTTGCCATAGCACGGATATTATAGCCCAGGTTTTCGACCACTCTTGGAATTTACCGATATTTACCGGACATTAGGGCATATTTACCGACATTTACCGATCTTTACGGTTGACAGGGGGTTAATTCTGCGCATTTTTAAGGTTCCCGTTGATCAGCTTTTTTCGCCATTCGTCAATCAATTCCGTGTCGCTCATCCATTCCCCCGTCACCTTTTTAGCCGGAAATGTTTTTGTCCTGATCCACAGCAGAATAGTGGATTCGGAATATTTTATGTAATTGGATATTTCCTTCATTCCCCTAAGCTGCATGTTTCCCCCTTCGGTTAATTACCATCGGGTCCGACGCGGCGATCCCGGCCGGTTCCGGGCCTGTCTTTCTTTTTCCCGGCCGCTTTCTTTTTCCCGGCCGCTTTTTTGGTCTTCGCCGTTTTCGGTGCCGGGCCTGCCAAAAAAGAATCCACTTCTTTCTTGTCGGCCACCCAGATCCCTTCCTTGGTTTTCTTCGCCGGAAATCCCTCGCGCTGGATCTTTAACATCACGGTTGATTCGGTCATTTTAACATGATTGACAATTGCGTTCATTCCTTCCAATTTAGCCATTTTTACCACCTTCCTTGTTTTTTGGGTTTACGGTTTTTTGCACCTCGCCTGTCTTCTGCATCTTTCCTGAGCCCTTCCTGAATAGCAATGATATTGACGCCACCGCCGGGCCAGTTCGGTTCCGCGCAGGCCTGGGCCAGACATTCTGCATCCAATAAATGATTGTCCTTTCGAACTTCAACCCAGACCTGTAAACCTTTTTCATCAATCCTTTTTTCTTCAGCCGTTATCTGCTGGGCATAATCTTTGCCTACTTTATTGTGGAGATAGGCCGCCTGTTCCCCGCCTTTTTTTGCCTGTGACAATCGATAATGGTACATGTCTTTCAGTTCATTCGGGTCTAACATGATCAATTGCAGACCGCCCGGGAGAGGTTTACCGCTGGGCACACGGTCAATGACTCTTCCCGGTCTGATCTTCCCCGGTATCGGGGTTGAAGATCCTTTCGTGCCGTATACCCTGGCGCCTCTTCCGATACCGTGTTTCCGGATCCAAAAATATGTTTGCTCGGTCATCGTGGCCGAATCTTCGAAACCTTCACCGCCGCCGGTGTCTATCGCGCACCGCCATATCGCCTTTGTTCCCGGCATATCCTGTACCGGGTACCGGGTCTTGAATAAAAGCCGTTCCACATCCTGCCAGCTCCCCAAGAAGCCGTAATGGATCAGCCATGAAACGTAATCCCTGGCCCACGCTCTGACTGTAAACCAGAAGCCCCGTTTCTGAACATCGATTCCGCAAGTGAGCGCGACCGCTTCCTGCGGCACCACCTGGGGCGGCAAATCGCACTTGGCTTCCAGAACTTTCGATTCGTCCAC